TAATGCGGCAGGATCAGCAGGTAAAGCCAAACCAGAACAAAGCGATGAAGATGAGGATGACGACCAAAGTGGTGAAAAAATGGATAAAGACACTTGGTTTGCAAATGGATTAATATTCCCAATCCTATTACATGAAGTCGATAAAGCATTTAGTATGGTTACCGCAAGACAACAGTGGAAAGGGATGGACCCTGAAATGGCACAACAAGTTATTAGCCAAACTGACACAATGGAACATGAACCAATGAACTTCAGAATTGGTGGTGAATTAGCTAGAAAAATTAGAACAATGCTACCTAAAGAATTAGTTTTAGATCCTGATAGTCTTGTTTATATGCCGTTCTTTGAAAAGAACCTTTATAAGGTACCGGCGGAAAGATTCCTAAAACAAATAATTGCAAATGTTGTTTCAAAAAGAAAAGAAGATAACGCAAAGGCAGTTAAAGAATTTAAAGAAATTTTTGAAAAGGCTAAAAAGGAATATCATAAATTTAAAGGTGAAGATGAGGATGATGATGAATATAATTATGATAATGATGATGATGATGATTTAGCCTACTAAAAATTAAAAATAGTAAACCCACCCAAAAGGTGGGTTTTTTATTAAATAAACTATTTAAAGTATTTATAATAAAAAAACTTTATGAGTTTAACAAGAGAACAGGTAATGTTAGAATATGTTAGGTGTATGAAAGATACGGAATACGCCTTAAAAACATATCTACAAACATACGATAATACGGCATTAAAATACGTACCATTACAACTATTTCCTGATCAAGTTTCTTTATTGAAAGATTACGAAGACTATGAAGAAAACATTGCATTAAAATATAGGCAGGCAGGGGTTTCTACCGTTACTGCGGCTTGGGTATCGAAAAGACTAGTTTTTGCAAAAAAGACACAACCTGAAAAAATTCTAATAATTGCCAACAAACTTGATACCTCAATGGAAATGGCTAATAAGATAAGATCGTTTGTTGATCAATGGCCTTCGTGGGTTGGTGCGGGATTTTCTGTAGATAAAAACTCACAAAAACATTATAAATTGAATAATGGTAGTGAAGTAAAGGCGGTAGCAACATCAAAAGATGCCTTACGTGGATTTACCCCAACCATTCTTGTGTTTGATGAGGCGGCATTTATTGAGGCCGACAGTGATTTTTGGCCGGCTTGTATGGCCTCGTTATCTACTGGTGGTAAAGTAATTGTAGTCTCAACACCAAATGGTTATGACCCAATATATTACGATATATATGATCAAACATTAAAAGGTTTTAATAACTTTAAAATTTCTGAAATGTTTTGGTGGAGAGATCCAAGATATGCAAAAGATTTATTTTTAGTTCCTACAGATGATCTTGTACATTATCTTTTAAATAAAGATGAACAGGATGAGTCTAAACATGTCTCCTTCGCACATATTGACCCTTATAGTAGGGATTACTCGGAAATATCTAAATACTTTAAAGAGGGATACAAACCGTGTTCAACTTGGTATGAAAAAATGGTTAAAAAATTAAAGTACGATAAGAGAAAGATCAATCAAGAGTTAAATTGTGAGTTCTTAGGTTCAGGGGATAATGTATTTGATAATAAACAATTAGAGGAAATAAAAAATAATACCCTTTTAGAACCTGAAGGTAAATTAATGGGTAACTCATTATGGATGTGGAAAGAACCAATATTGGGTAATAAATACATAATGGGAGTTGACGTATCAAGAGGGGATAGTGAAGATTTTAGCTCAATACAAATTATTGATTTTGACGCGAGAGAACAAGTTTTTGAATATGTTGGTAAAATCCCACCTGATTCTCTTGCTGAAATTGCATATAAATGGGGGATTATGTATAACGCATTTATTGTTGTTGATATTACCGGAGGTATGGGAATAACAACAGTTAGAAAATTACAAGAATTAGGATACAAAAGTTTATATGTTGAAGGTGTTGATACCACAAGTATATGGGCTAATGTAAGTAAGGCGGTGGATAAAATCCCCGGAATTAACTTTAATAATAAAAGAGTACAAATAATTGCGGCATTTGAGGAGGCGGTTAGACACAAATTTAAAATAAAAAGTGTTAGATTATATAATGAAATGAACACTTTTATGTATATAAATGGTAGACCAGATCACCAAAGAGGACAACATGATGACCTCATCATGGGGATATCAATGGCAATTTATGTTGGGGAATCTTCTTTTACAAAATTAGAAAAAGTTGCTCAACAAGCTAAGGTTATGTTGGAGTCTTGGACCGTAGCGTCAAATGATTCTGTTGCAAAGGAAGCTCACTTCAATCCATTGTTACCTAACATGAATATTAAAAGAGATAATTTTGGTAGAGAAATTAATGCCGCCACAAAAGATGATTACATTAAATACGGGTGGTTATTTGGTGGTAGGTAATATTTATAATTATGGGTAGTATTCAGAGAAAAAAAAGTGGTAAAATATTTGCGGGATCAGACTTAATTATAACCGGTCAAGGTATCTATAGTGTTAAAGTTATTAAACCAACTTTTAATAAGAAAAGTCAGTATAATATTATTGAACAAATAACCACAACAACAACCACAACAAAATAATGAAATATATTTATTATATAAGACAATAAACTTTATAAAAAAAAATTATAAGTTAAATTTTAATTATGGAACAAAACGAAAAAAATTTAACGATTTGGCAAAGATTATCCAAAACGTTCGGACCTAATTCATTGTTAGGGATGGATGACCCTACCTATAAGTTTGATAAAAAAGAAATATTAAAAACTACCGATAAGTCTAAATTTGAGAAAGAGAAATTAGAAATACAACAAACTTTATTTTTAAGTGATAATTGGAAAAAGATTGAAAATAACTTATACAGTCAAGCGGTATATTATGAACCAAACAGAATTTCTGCATTCTACGATTACGAATCTATGGAATATACTCCAGAAATCTCAACGGCCTTGGACATATATGCTGAGGAATCAACAACATCAAACCATGACGGGTTTATATTACAAGTTTATTCTGAATCACAAAGAATTAAAAGTATCTTAGTAGATTTATTTAATAATAATTTAGATATTAATACAAATTTACAAATGTGGGTAAGAAACATGTGTAAGTATGGTGATAACTTTGTTTACTTAAAACTTGACCCTGAAAAAGGGATTGTAAGTTGTATGCAATTACCTAATATTGAAATCGAAAGATTAGAAAGAGGTATGGAAGCCAGAACTATGAACACCACCCCATCAACAAAAAACGAGAAAAACTTAAGGTTTACTTGGAAAAATAAGGATATGGAGTTTAACACTTGGGAAATGGCTCATTTTAGATTACTAGGTGATGATAGAAAATTACCATATGGTACATCGATGTTAGAAAAGGCTCGTAGAATATGGAAACAACTTGTGTTGGCGGAAGATGCCATGTTAATTTATAGAACATCAAGAGCCCCCGAAAGAAGGGTATTTAAAGTCTTTGTTGGTAATATGGACGATAAAGATGTTGAGGCTTACGTACAAAGAGTTGCAAATAAATTTAAACGAGATCAAATTGTTGATTCTAAAACAGGTAATGTTGATTTACGTTTTAACCAAATGGCGGTAGATCAAGATTACTTTATTCCTGTTAGAGACGCAACACAGACAATGCCTATTGAGACATTGGCAGGGGCTGCAAATCTTTCTGAGATCGCCGATATTGAATATATCCAAAAGAAACTTGTTTGTGCATTAAGGATACCAAAAGCATATCTTGGATTTGAAGAACCGGTTGGTGATGGTAAAAATTTATCTTTATTGGATATTAGATTTGCAAGAACTATTCATAAGATACAAAAAAGTATAATTGCGGAATTAAATAAAATTGCGATTATACATTTATTTTTACTTGGGTTTGAGGATGAATTAAATAACTTTACTTTAGGTTTAACTAATCCATCTAAACAGGCAGATCTATTAATGGTTGAGGTATGGAAAGAAAAAGTTTTATTGTATAAGGATATGGTTACAGAAATTCCAAATTCACTACAACCTACATCCGCAACTTGGGCTAAAAAACATATTTTTGGTTTTTCTGATGAAGAAATTAAATTAGAATTACAACAAATAAGATTAGAAAGGGCGGTGTCATCTGAATTGGCAAATACGCCAACAATAATTACTCATACAGGATTCTTTGATACTGTAGATAAACTTTATAAAACTCAAACAGGAAGTACCCAAACTGCAGGTGCCGAACCAGCAGAAGGAGGATCTCCTCCACCACCGGCAGGAGGACCACCTCCACCACCTGGAGCACCAGAGTCGGGAGGAGGACCACCAATCCCTGAAAGTATTAAGAAAAATAATTTAAACTTACTTTTAGAAAGTGATGATATATTTGGGGATGAATATATTGATTTATCAAAGGCATCAAATTCTTTAGGGGATATAGAACAAGAACTTGATAAATTACTAAACAGTTAATATTTATAATAAAAAAAAATATGAAATTTGGTGTTTTAAAATCTAAAATAGAAAAGTGTTTAATTGAGTCATACAATAAAAACACGTTAAAAGATAATATTTTTATCTTTAATGAATTGGTTAAAAAGAACAAAAATATAAGTAAAATTTATTATTTATATGATGAACTTTCATCTAATAAAGGTTTGTCCGAATCAGTGGCGAATGATTTTATTAATGGGTCAATAACAATATACGAGAACGCATTAAACAAAATTAATAAAAAGGACATCCAAGAAATTAGTTTATGGTTAAATAACGTTAACACAAAAAACGAATACGAAAAAATAGACAACCTATTTTCAAGTAATGTTGTTATGTTGGAAAGTAAAATAAAAAGTAGAAAACTTGTTGTTGAATGTCTTAAGTTAAATAAACCATTTTCTAATAACAAAGTTATTTCACTTCCTTTAGAAAGTATGGTTAAAGTCGCTAATAATACAATTACAAATTATTTATCCAATGTTAGTGAGTCAGAAAAAAAAGAAATAATTGGTTTATTAAAAGAAGATAATGATAAGTTAGAAATTAAATTTGACTTTATTAAGGAAAACACATTAAAAAGACTTGAGAATATATTATCTTCTGACTCAGATCCTGATACTGTTGGGGCAATTAAAGAGACTATTGAAAAGGTTAAAAATGAATCTTTTGATAAAATCTCTTATATAAAATTAAAAAATCTAAATGAAAGCCTTTAATTAAAATTCTTTTGTTTATATTTTGACTTATTTAAAATCTGTCTATTAATAACAGATTTTTTTTTATATTCTTTTAAATCGTTTAAGATACTATTCTGTCTTGTTTTGATAACTTTACTTTTTAATTCTTTTAGAGATCTTTCAATATCTCCTTTTTTCACCTTTACTATTAACATAATTTTATATTGATTTTCTTTACCTTGATATATATAACAAATTTAAGTAAACTTATTCAAAATAAACAATTTTACTATGAAAAAAAAATATGAAAAAAGGAAAAACCTCAAAAATCAACGGGTTCAGAACGTCAAAAATAACTTACGGAACTGTTGATTCGAAAGAATTTAAATCACTGTATTTAAATTTACAAACTTGGGTAGAACCTAAAAAAGACTCTGAAAATTGGACAAGGGTTGTCTTAAATATGAATAGAGCAATTAAACACTCCTTATATCAAAACATGGATAAAAACATATTTGATGAAAAATTTATTGTTGATTTAGATCTTAGAACAAGTGGATTACAATTAAAGAAAAAATCATTTATGAATTTAGAGGTTAATTTATATCTAATTAAAGAAATTGACTTTAAATCACCAACATTAAAAAAATCATTAAAATTATTAGTAAAAAACATATACGATGATGTCTTAATTAAGAACGAATATTTTAAATGTTATTTAACCAAAAATGGAAATTCTAAGGTAATAAAAGTAAAAACCGAAAAAGTTTAATATTTATTAAAAAACTTTAAAATGAAAATATTAGGACCTAATGAAATTGGAAAGGGTATTCTTGTAGAATATGATGCGGGATACATTAATCCAAGAACTGTAAACAACAAATATATACTTGAGTCTAATAATAATTTAGACCATTCAAAACCATTTGAATTTTATGCGGTATTACAAAAATACGATACCCCAAATAGAAACGGTAGAATTTACCCTGAAAAAATTCTAAAAAGAGAATCTGAGAATTATAAAAAAATGATTGATAAAGGAACATCTCTTTCTGAATTAAATCATCCAGAATCATCACTAATTGATCTTGATCGTGTATCACATATTATAACTGAGGTATGGTGGGATGGTCCGGTTCTTTTAGGTAAATTGAGATTACTTACAAGTCCAGGATTTCATGAAAGTGGTATATGCTCAACAAAAGGTGACTTAGCCGCAAATTACCTAAGACAAGGAGTTACTTTAGGAATATCTTCTCGTGGTGTAGGATCATTAAAAAAGGTTGGAGAACAAAACGAAGTACAAGATGATTTTGAGCTTATATGTTTTGATTTAGTGTCTTCACCATCAACTCCTGGAGCTTATTTATTCTTAGATAAAAATGACAGAACAAAATTTGATGAGAATTTAGAAGAAAATAAAAAAATGTCAATAGAAAGAAATGTTGGTGAATCTGGAAATAAATCTCTTGACTTAATGAAAAGATTAACCGATTATTTGGGTAAATAAAAAAAATTATGGAACAAGGAGAAAAATATTTTGTAGCAAAAATTGCTTCTGATTTATTAGATAGTGAATCAGGAAAAGTAAAAAAGGTAAAAGAAGAAAAATTAGTTTTAGGGTATAACCCAACGGATGTTGAGGCAAAAGTAACCAAAGTTTACGAACACTACACAATGGATTGGAGAATCACTTCAATTACAGAAAGTAAGATTGATGAGGTTATTGAATAAATAAAAAACTTAAAATTTTGAAAAGGGGGTACTAATAATACCCCCTTTTTTTATTTATATTAATAAAAACTGAATTTTTTACAAACTCATAATATTTATTTGATAAAACAAACTATAAATGAGTAGAAAAACAGTAGTAGAAGAAGCAGTTATCCAAATGAAAAATTTAGAAGACGCTCTTAAAGAAAACGCAAAAGGAATACTTGCTTCAACAATGAGACAAGAAATCAAATCACTAGTAAAAGAATCTCTTAAAGAACAAGATGAGGTTGACACTGATGACGAAGAAGAGGTTGATATTGTATCACCTGAAGAAGAAGAAGACGTTAATGTTGACGATGAGGAAACTTTTGACGTAGAAGACGATGAAATGGATGACGAAGATGATGACATGGACGTAGAAGACGATGACATGGACGACGAAGACGATGACATTGACGACGAAGATGAAGACATGGGAGTTAATATGGGTCTTGACGTGGATGACGAAGAAGAAACTATCGACATGAGAGGTGCTAGCGACGAAGATGTTGCGGTTGTATTCTCTAAGATGGGTAAAAATGATAAAGTTTCTATCGAAAAAATTGGTGACTATTATGATCTTAAAGACACTGAAAATGACACTGAATATATTATAAAATTAAATGAATCTGATGAGGATGAGTTTGGTTCTATGATGGGTTCTCGTTTTGACGATAAAGATCGTTTTGGTTCTATGATGAGTTCTCGTTTTAATGATGAAGAAGATGATGAAGAATATGGTTTTAGATCTATGAAAGGCGGACGTTTTGATGATGAAGATCGTTTTGGTTCTATGATGAGTTCTCGTTTTAATGATGAAGAAGATGATGAAGAAGATGGTTTTGGATCTATGAAAGGCGGACGTTTTGACGATGAAGATCGTTTTGGATCTATGATGAGTTCTAATTTTGACGATGAAGAAGAAGAAGATGGTTTTGGATCTATGAAAGGCGGACGTTTTGGTAGAGAACCAGAAGAAACTATTTATGAGTTAGAAATCGGTGAGAAAATGGAAGGAGACGTTGGTTTAGGTGAAGAACTTGATGAAATGTATATGGATGAAGATATGTCTTATGAAGATCTTGGTGAAACGTATATGGATGAAGATATGTCTTATGAAGACCTTGGTGAAACGTATATGGATGAAGATATGTCTTATGAAGATCTTGGTGAAAGGTATATTGATGAAGATAGTTGGTCAAGTATGTCGGACGATACAAGTAAATTTAAAGTACATGAATCTAAACAAAAAACAGGAAGTGCATCAAAATTTAAATATAGTAAAAAACCAAACCAAGAAGGTGGGTTTAATACAAAAATGAAAGAAGGTTCTAAACGTTATGGAAAATCAGGTAAAGCTAATTTTGATTATGATAACGAAGACCCGAATTCAGAAATTGTAATGAAAATTGTAAACAAAATTACTAAAGGTAAAAAAATTGAAACTAAAGAGGCTTCAAGAACATTGGCAAACAACAGAAAGGTAAAAAGAAACTTAATGGCGTCACCAAGTCAATTGAAGGAAGAAGTTGAAGTACTAAGAGAAAAGAACGACGAATACAGAAAAGCTCTTGATTTGTTTAGAACAAAATTAAATGAGGTGGCGGTATTCAATTCTAACTTGGCATACGCAACAAGATTGTTCACAGAACATTCAACAACTAAACCAGAAAAAATAAATATTTTGAGAAGATTCGATAATGTTGAATCTTTAAAAGAATCCAAAAATCTTTATCAAATTCTTAAAAGTGAATTATCTAACAATAATTTATCTGATAATAATATTAACGAATCATTTAATAGAACTGTAACAAAATCTCCGTCTACGGGATCTTCGGTTAATTTAATTGAATCAAAAACATATGAAAATCCACAATTTTTAAGAATGAAAGACTTAATGGGTAAAATAAAATAAAATAAACTTTTTAAAACAAACGTATATTTATAATATACATAAATAAAAAATAAAACAAAAAAAACAAATAAAAATGGGAGCATTACTAGAATCAGGTCTTGTTGGTAACATTGGGTTAAAACACCTTAAAGTTATCAAAGAAGATACAATTAACAAATGGGATAGATTAGGATTCCTTGAAGGCCTTAAAGGTCACCTAAAAGAAAACGTAGCACAGTTATATGAAAACCAAGCTTCTTTCTTGATTAACGAATCAACTTCTGAATCTTCTATCGTTTCTTTCGAAACTGTTGTTTTCCCTATCGTAAGAAGAGTTTTCTCTAAATTGTTAGCGAATGATATCGTATCAGTACAAGCAATGAACTTACCAATCGGTAAATTGTTCTTCTTTGTACCTCGTATACAAGGATATAACACAGAAGCTGGAGCTACCAATCCAGGAGGACAACACTACTCTCCAATTGGTTCTCCACAAGCAATTGATGACGGAACTAATAATCCTAACCAAGGATATCCAGGTGGACCAGGAACATCATACACTAAAAATCTTTATGATTTATTTTATGAAGGTAATGAGGCAGGATTAGATCCTCCAGGATTGTTTGATTACTCAAAAGGTCAATGGACTGCAGTTACTCAACCGGCTATTGCTATGGTATGGTCAGGTTCAAACTTAGTTGCGG